ACTGGTGGAATTAAATTTAAATGCAACCGCAATTAAATCGGTGCAGCTGGTTACCAGCAAATGTATCGTTGTTAGTTGTCCTAGTTGTTATAGTTGTATAAGTATATAATAATATTAAAGAATAGTAGCTGACAACTAGCTGACAACTATGACAACTATAAAACATGGGAAGCGCCGCCGGTCTAAACGGAGAGTAAAGACCGGCGGAAGTGTAGAATGCGGCGCTAGTTCTTTACTGCGTTTTTTAGGGCATCCATGAGCGGGGTGAAGGTATCCCAGTTTACTCCTCCCGCTTCGCCGGCGGCATTCCATTCCGCCACCAGGTTTGCGGCCGCGGCGTCGATTGTGGAAGCGTTTTTCGGTCGCCTATTCATTTCGAGCCGATAGGGCATAACAATGGCCAGCAGGTTTCCTTTATCCAGGTCGCCAGAATCGAGAATAATTATCGGGCTGATTTTATCCTTTGCGAATGCGGCGCCTATATCGATTAGCGGCGCGTACATTTCCGCTACGCCGATAGTAAATCCCGGGCATTCGTAGTGGAAAGCATAAATGGCTAGCCGCTCGGGCCCGAATTCAGCTCCGATAGGCCGTGGAGTCAATGGCAGGTATCCTTCCCGCCTCGGGATTATTTGCTCAAAGTTTGGCAAGCCATCACTTCGCCATTCCTTTTGGCCGCCAGCTATCCCGCTATCGTAAGTCCCGAGCATTAGTGTTCGGATCGGATGCAAGGCTTTTAATGCTGCTGGGGATTTTATATATTCTTGGGTTACAAGCCATTTTCCATCGGAAACGTATTTTTCCCCGATATAGATTCTATCCCCTTTGGTCAATTTGAATTGTGGTGCGTACATCTTTAGTTCTCTCCGTTCTTATTTTCATTTTCGGTTATTGTTATAAATCCCATCATCAATAATTCTGGTACTCCGAATACCCCTTTCAGATTGCACGATCCGCACGGGTACCGGCGCGCGTCGGGTTCACAAAAGCCATCGGAATATTCTCCGCAGTAAACGCATAGGCCGTTATTCTCATTTTCAGCATCGTGGTATTCCGCTTCCGTGAGAAAAAAGGAATGCAAAAGCACCCCAGGTCTTTTGGTCGAATTGAAGGTTATGCTTTTCATTCTAGTTCCCACCCCTCTGAATCTGCATAGTTTAGGAATTCCTGCCTGTACGCTATAGGGTCAATCTCTTTTAGTGCATAGCTTGGCGGGTATTCGTAGCCGCATATTTTTATCGGCTCGTAACAATCATCGAGCATATCCCTAAAGGATTTTTCCGCGTTGTATTCGCTCACTTTCATGGTGTTCTCTCCGTTTGATAATGGCAAACAGCGCCGCGGATTAACTCCGCGCCGCTATAAAGTTTTTATGTTTACGTTACTGTTTTACTTTCAAGCCTGCGAACTGTTCATTTTCCCAGGTGCCCTGTTTGTTTTTGGGGCAAGCTTTTAGAGTTAGTTTATTGGTTAGAATGAGACAACGTGTCTCTAGAACCTGAAGTCTCTTCCCTGAATTGATCACGTATCTAATGGCTTCCGACTTAGATTCGAACGTCTTACCATCTACATTGTATAATTCGTGTGGTACTTCAGCGCGCGCCGCCACTGCAGAGAGAAGGAAAATTATCACAAAGGCTTTTCTAAGGGTGCTTTTCATGGTCTTGGTCTCCGTTTTTTGGTTGGTTGTTTTTACTCTGCAGCGTCTATAGGTCCATAGTCACCGGTCTCATCGCCGTATTGGTACCAGGCATCCTGGCAAGCTTCGGATTGATCAAAGCACGCAGGTTTTTTTGGCTCGGTGGCGCAAGCTGATATAGATAAAGTCAAGAATAAAAGTATTAAGGTACGCATTAATTGTTATCTCCGTTTACATGTTGCAGTGTATCAAGTGATACGCAACGTGTCAACTAATATTTATTAGATGCGTCAATTTAACTATTATAATACCTTTTGATAATATGGCCTCTGGAACCGCCCTAAAACGTAAACCCGAAAGTATGCGTCTTGTATTAAGTCTAGAACAGCAAGACCAAATACTGACCGGCATACTTAGTAATAAGACTTACACAGCCATCGCCACCGAAATGGGTATTCCGCCCAATTGGATATCGGATTACTGCGTTAAGGACCCCGAGTTCGATAAGAAAATACGCGCAACACGCGAAATTTGGATACACAGTCAAGTTCAGCGGCTCATTGGTATCACAGACGGTTGTAAAACTATGGCCGAAGTCGCGGCGGCGAAGGTTGAATCAGACAATATCAAATGGTCTGCATCTAAAGTTATTCCAGCTGTATATGGCGACAACCTGAATATAAACGTAACTCATTTAGATCTAACAAGTGTGCTACTAGCTGCAGAGAACAGAGTTATTCCGATGCTACAAGCTAAGGCTGCAGTTGTCAGCGATGTAGTAGAATCCGGTGATGTAGTAGAATCCGGTGATGTAGTAGAATCCGGCGATAGTGAGATACCTCAAACGTTGGAAGATTTGATTTGATCGAGTTAGCTTAAAACATAGACCGGGGGGTGTGGGTGGGGATACCCCGGGTTTTTTGGCCGCTACTATATTACCTGCCCTTGGATCGACAAATGTGTAATTTTTTATTTTATTTTTTCTAATATGGCCGAAATTGCGAAATATAAAATTTTTTTTAATTTTTCCCCATAAGGCCGAAAATCATGGCAAATAAAATTACTAGAGACCCTCAGATATCCCCCGCCGATACTAAGCGGATATTAGAAACAATTCTTCACCCGGATATTAAGGACAACCCCCTTAATTTTGTCATGTATGCGTTTCCATGGGGGCAGAAGAATACGCCCCTGGCGAACCGAAAAGGTCCAAACCAGTGGCAAAAAGAAGAGTTGTTGCGGCTTGGAGCGCACATAAAAGAGAACAAAGCGCGAATGGCCCGCGGCGAGCCACCAACGGTTTTCAAAATGGCTGTAGCTAGCGGCCGTGGAATTGGCAAGTCGGCGTTCGTTGCGATGGTTACGATATGGTTCCTTAGCTGTATCCCTGGCGGATCGGCAATTATTTCCGCCAACACCGATTCGCAGCTAACGTCAAAAACGTTCGGGGAAATCGGAAAATGGTTAACCCTTGCCATTAATGGTTTTTTCTTTGACCGCACCCAGAAAAAGATTACCCCTACCGAATGGTACGCACAGCAGCTCCGCCAAGCATTGAAGGTAGACAGTGGAAAATTTTATGCGGAAGGCGTTCTGTGGAATGAAGATAACCCTGATGCGTTTGCCGGAGAGCACTCCTCGATTGGTATGCTGCTCATCTTCGACGAGGCGAGTGGTATCCCGCAATCCATCTACAATGTCAGTGATGGTTTCTTTACGGATCTTACGCTTTACCGTTTTTGGTTTATTTTTTCTAATCCACGAAAAAACACAGGCCCATTTTTTGAGGCGTTTAATTCTCAAAGGGCTTTTTGGAACACCCGGCAGATTGATTCCAGAACCGTGGATGGTCTAGACACCAAGGTTTACGACGAGATTATCCAAAAACACGGCGAGGATAGCGACGCCGCAAGGGTTGAGGTAAAAGGCCAATTCCCAAGTCAGGGGGATCATCAGTTCATTTCCAGACAAGTGGTTGCGGAGGCCCAAACCCGGGAGCTCGACCGCTACGACGACCATGCAGCCCTGGTCATGGGCGTGGACCCTGCGCGCTTCGGCGATGACGTTACGGTTATCAGATTCCGCCGAGGTCGCGACGCCCGCAGCTATCCCGTCACGGAGCTAAAAGGGCTGGATAACATGAAGGTGGCAAATAAAGTGGCCGAATTGATCGAACAGTTTGAACCGGACGGGGTGTTTATCGATGCGGGCGCAGGTTCTGGTATCATCGACCGACTGCGAGAGCGGGGGTATAAGATTTATGAGGTAGGTTTTGGCACGGAATCCAAGGACCCCACTTATGCCGACCATCGTACAGAAATTTGGGCTAAGATGAGAGATTGGCTGCCGGGGGCTATGATTGATACCAACACGTTTCTGGCTAATGATCTTACCGGGCCTGAATACGAATTTACGGGCCGTAACGAAGCGATTAAACTAGAATCAAAGGAAAAAATGAAGAAGCGGGGAATAGCGTCCCCCAACCATGCGGATGCGTTGGCTGTTACCTTCCATTTGACAATCGCGCGGTATGATAACAAACTGTCAAGAAAGAACCCTATGAGGCAAAAACGGATGGTTGCCACAGGCATTGATTACAAAATTTTCGGCGGGGGCAAGACGTGAGCGGAGCGGTTTCAACGGGACTTGACCTATACAAAACAGCCGTTATTGGTAGCATCGCCGGTATTGGCGGTATTCTTGGTGAAAAAGAAGCCGAGAAGAAACTAGCCGCGCCTGATTTACCTACTCTTCAGGCCCCCAACGCCCTTTCGCCCACCGCGACCAGAGAAGAGGCGTCTAAAGTTGCCATTCGTCGGCGGCTAGAAGCCGAACAGCGCCAAGCATCCACGTCCACAATGCTTACGGGCGGGGCTGGATTACTAGACCAGCCCACTACCACAAGCCGAACATTGCTAGGGAGTTAACCTTTGGAAAACACCGCCGCGTATTTAGCCACGCCTACTGCAAAACTGCCAAAGCGCCAAAGTTCGGCGGATGATGAATTGGTGGGCAAACTCATTGCCGATTGGCAATACCTCTTTGGGCTGCGGGGCAATTGGAATAGCCATTGGACTGAAATAGCCCAGCGTATATTCCCCATGGAGAGCTGGCTTTTCCAAAACTTTTCCCAATTAAACATGCAGGGTGATAAGCGTAACTTTGAAGTTTACGATAGCACCGGTATCATCGCCCTTCAGCGATTCGGCGCTATTCTCGATTCGCTACTAACTCCGCGGGATCAATTTTGGCACAGGATTAAACCATCCGATGATAACTTGCTCAAAGACAAGGCCACCCGGCTTTGGTACGAACGGGCCAATAACGTTTTGTTTGAGGAACGCTATAGCCCAAAAAGCAATTTCGCTGCTCAAAACCAAGGGCAATACCTTTCCCTTGGCGCATACGGCACCGGGGTTTTGTTTATTGACAGATTGGCCGGCACCCCTGGCCTTAGATACAAGCATGTTCATCTCGGGGAGTGTTATCTCCAAGAAAACCACCAAGGGTTAGTGGATCGCAACTGCCGCCATTTCATGATGACCGCGCGCCAGGCGTACCAAATGTTTGGAGACGATTGCCCCGATAACATTACCACGGTTAAAGATCGGTTTCCCGATCGCCAGTTTTTCTTTCTGCATTGGGTTTGCCCAAACACGGATCGCGACCCAGACCGAAAAGATTACAAGGGCATGGAATACGATTCCATTTACATTTCTATCGAAGGCCGCAAGATTGTAAAACGTGGCGGGTACACTAATTTTCCTTACGCTATTTCCCGCTACTACCAAGCGCCAAACGAAGCATACGGCCGTAGTATTGCCATGGACGTATTGCCGTCACTCAAAACGCTCAATGAGCAAAAGAAAACAATGCTCAAGCAAGGTCACCGCGTGGTGGACCCCGTGTTGCTGGCGCATGATGACGGGGTGTTGGACGGCTTTTCTTTGCAACCCGGAGCGCTTAACGCCGGAGGCATTTCGGCGGATGGCCGCTTGCTTGTTCAACCCCTCCCGACCGGTAACATTGCGGTTGGTAAAGACCAAATGGAAGATGAGCGTAACCTCATTAATGACAGTTTTCTCATCTCCCTGTTCCAAGTGCTAACCGAAAACCCCACCATGACGGCAACCGAAGTGCTAGAGCGGACCAGGGAGAAGGGCATCCTGTTGGCCCCCACCATCGGCCGGCAGCAATCTGAATACCTCGGCCCCATGATTGACCGAGAGCTAGACTTGCTATCGGCCATGGGGAAACTTCCGCCGCAAACAGGGCTAATGAAGGAAGCCAAGGGGGCGTATAAAACCATTTACGATTCTCCTATTACTCGGACCATGAAAGCCGAATGGGCGGCTGGAGCACAGCGAACCGTGCAGACGCTGATGGAATTGGCGCAAGCTACCCAAGATCCATCTTATCTTTTCTACATTGATTTTGATCAAGCCGCGCCGATTATCGCGTCCATCAACGGCACCCCCGATTCTTGGATTCGGTCCAAAGAAGATGTGGCTAAACTAAAAGAAGCGCACGCAAAACAAATGCAAATACAGCAGGCCATTCAAGCTGCCCCTGCAGTAGCCGGGGTTATGAAATCACATGCGCAAGCAGCGGCCGCGGCTAAAGGTAGTGGATGAAAATAGCCGAAAAGTCAAAACTTAGAGATTACTATCACGAGCGCAGCATTGCATACGGCCGTATCTTTGACGAGAAGGGGCCCTATACCTCGGTGGTGCTAGAAGATTTGGCGAAATTTTGTCGGGCCAACGAATCCACATTTCACATCGATCCGAGAGCGCACGCTTTAATGGAAGGCCGCAGAGAAGTTTGGTTGCGGATTAAAGAATTTTTAACGCTTAATGCCGACGAGTTATTGGAAAAATATGCTCGGACGCCTACTATTTCGGATACCCCTAAACCCTAACCATCGGAGACAGTGACCCATGAACACACCCGCGACCCCCGCAATGCCCGCCACGCCTGCTACACCTGCCGCTCCGGCGGCACCTGCCTCAACTAGCGCCGCCATGGCCGCGTCCAATACGGTCGCGCCGGCTGCAACCGGCGCGGCCCCCGCCCCCACCACTGAAACGGTAAATCCGGGTTCATGGATGGCCGGATTCAATGACGATTTGAAGGGCTATGTTGGAAACAAGGGGTTCAAAGATCCGGCGGCCTTGGCAGATGCTTATCGCAATCTAGAAAAGTTGCAAGGTGTACCGCAGGATAGGCTGCTTAAGTTGCCAGAATCTTTATACGATGAAAAAGGCGCTTTAACGGCCGAAGGCCGAGTTATAGCGGAGCGATTAGGCGCGCCAAAAACTCCGGCCGATTATGGTATACAAGCCCCCGCTGAAGGCGGCGACCCTAAGAGGCTAGATAATTTCCTAAAAGCGGCGCATGAAATGGGTTTAACAAAAGCCCAAGCCCAGAAGTTGGCCGCAGCAGATAGCGAATATGCCAACGCTATTATGGCGTCAGCTAAAGAGGCCTCGGCAGCCAGATTCAGAGATGAGCAAACGCAACTGCAAAAAGAATGGGGCGCGGCTTTTGAAAATAATAAGTCGATAGCAGCGGATGCCGTTCGTCGATTAGGATGGGACGCCGCTAAAATTGACGCCGTGGCCGGAGCTATTGGTCATGCTGAAACCATGAAGTTGTTAGCCAATCTAGGAAAAGCAGTTGGTGAAAGTGCCTTTATCCAAGGCCGACAGCCAAACGCGCCAATGGAACCAGCCACAGCTAAAGCCCGAATTACGGAACTTTTAAATGACCGGGATTTTGGCGCTCGCTTAATGGCCGGAGAATCGGACGCAAAAGCTACCTGGGAGCGACTACATAAAGAAGCGTACCAAGGTATGGTAAATATTTAATCGTCACCTCTTGACCAATGGGATGGGTATGCCTCATCCTATTGGTACTATGCCGATAAGGGACTTCCCCCGGCTGACGGTCGCGAACAGTGCGACACCGCTCCGCCGGTATGCGCGGATTAAGAGATGGCCCCGGCAACGGATAAGCCTCACTTTTGGGTTTTAACAAAATTCAAAAATGGAGGCCAAAATGGCCGGTGTAAATTCTGGAATTCCGCTTTTTTACGTAGAGCAATTTAGCTCTAACATCCAATTAAAACTTCAACAAAAAGGCTCGCGCCTTTCGCAAGCCGTGATGAGCGGCAACCACGTTGGTTCGCAGGCATCTCCTGTGGATCAGTTCGGTGCGATCAACGCCAATAAAGTAACGGGCCGCTACCAGCCCATTAGCCCAACCGATGCTCCTACGGATCGTCGATGGGTGTTTCCTCAAGATTACGATTTGGCTCAATTGTTGGATAGCTTCGATAAACTACGTTTGTTGATCGATCCCATGAGTTCGTATGTTACCAACAGCGTTTACGCCATGGGACGCGCTAAGGACCAAGAAATCCTTAACGGTCTTCTCGGCGCAAACTACACTGGAAACAACGGAACGGTTTCCGTAAGCCTCCCGGCTTCGCAAATCGTATCTGTAGCGCAAGGCGCCGCTTCTGCCACCAACTTGACGGTAGCTAAGCTGCGTAAGGCGAAACAAATCCTAATGAGCAATTACGTGGATTTGGATGCTGATGCAATCACCATGGCGATCAACGGTGTAAACCACGATAGCCTTTTGGCTGAAGTGCAAGTTATCAGCACCGAGTTCAACGATAAGCCAGTGATGGTGGAAGGCAAAATCACACGCTTCCTAGGCATCGATTTCATTCACACTGAGTTGCTGAGCACTGGAACGGACGACTTGTCTGGAACCTCGACCGCGCTCCCAATGTGGGCAAAGTCGGGCGCATACGCCGGTATCTGGCAAGACATGGTAACCGACGTTTCGCAGCGTAAAGACCTGCGTTCGTTGCCATACCAAGCCTATGTAATGGGCACCTTCGGTGGCACACGCCTCGAAGAGAAAAAAGTTGTTCAAGTTTGGGCTCGCTAATTTAGGCGAAGGAGAGAATATTTTATGGCAGTAGTAACTCTTAAATCGACGATGATCACCAACCGGGACGCGATCCCCAAGGTGTTGACTGACGCTTATGTGGCTAATGGTGAAGTGCTAGAAGCTGAAGGCTATGTAGCTCCCGCCAACGGCGATAGCGCCAACTCTGCGTACAAATTGATATCGGTTCCTTCTAACTGCCGCGTTTCGTCGCTGCTCATGCAGTGTTCGGCACTCGGTGCAGGAGCTAAGATCGATCTTGGCGTTTACTGGCCAACATTCATTCCATTGGGCGCCGATTTATTGGCTTCTAATGCGGGTGTGGCCATTGACGCTGATTTCTTCGCATCTGCGGTTGACGTTTCGGCAGCTTTGGCTCAAGCCGATTACATCAACGAATCCGGAACCAATACCATTGCGAAACAAGAAATGCCTTTGTGGCAAGCTGTTGGACTTTCGGCTGATCCGATGATCGACCTCGATATCGTGGCCACCGTAAACGTTGCTATGGCAGCCGCTGGTTTCTTGGGCTTGAAAGCCCGCTACGTTAAGCAGTAAATTACGGGTCGCGGGCGGTAGGCTGGATTAGGGGGCTTGCCGCCCGTTTTTACGAAAGAGGTTTTTCATGGCCACAAGACTTTACGGAGCGAATCCAGGTTACACCC